CGCAATGTCACGCAGCACTACCGCAATCTGAACGCGGAGTTTGCCGACCCGACGCCCGAGCCGATAGCATGGGACTGGTTTCATTTCCGCCGCTACGGCGCCCCAGGCGAAACCCGCCACACTGTTTTGTGGGTGGAAGATTACAAACTCAACGACGGGACAACCCCTGACCTTGATGACCTTCTAAAAACATACTGCGACGGCGGGACTGACGTGGCAAAAACAATCTATGTCAGACCGCTGTACGCAGGACCGCCCGCAGACTAACCAATGACGCCTTTAACACGTCGCGGCTGACGTGTTCGCTTTCAGCCCCTTACGCTTTTGCAGCCTTGTGCATTGCGGACTGGTCGCCTAGGTCGATGACTTGCCCTCGGAACGAAAATTTGCCCTCGTCCACAACGTGCGCGAGTTCCGGGTACAGCAGTTCGCCATCGGCAAACGTCAGCACCGCGAACCCGCTAGCCCAATTGACGGGGCCAAGTTCCGTGTACCCGGCGAATTGCGGGCCGTACGGGTCGGCCATCGTGCCGGTATCGACGCCCCACCGCGTGCCGTTATAGTCCGAGAATGTCGTCGTTTGCAGCCGGTGAAGGTGCCCTGTTACCAGCGTGACGCCGGAGCGCAGCGTATTGTTGTAGGTGGCATGCACGCCCCCTGCGAGCCGGTGCTTGACCACGCACTTTTCGCCAAGCCATACCGCCATGCAGTGCTTCCACTCTGGGAAATGGTCGGACAGCGAGAAGCCCTGCACGCCTTCATATTGCGGGGCGTTGGCGGCTAGCATCATCTCGAAGCGCATGCAGTGATTGCCGCGCGTCCATACCGTGATGCAGCCTGGCGGGCATGCGGCCTTGATCTCCGCGAGGCGCTCCTCGACGGCGCGCAGCTCGTCACGCACGGATGGCGGCTTCTCGGCCCATCCTAGACGCGGGTGGCGGCTTGCGCTGGCACCGTCAAACACGTCGCCATTCATAATCACGACTTTCGGCCGCAACTCACAGATCGTCCGAACGAACGCGCGATGTGCAGTCGATACCATACCCGGCCAATAGTGGCAGTCTGAGCCAATGATTACCGATCCATCGGTAATGTTGACGTCTAAGCGGCCTTCGGGTTTGGCGCGGTAGACGGGCGGCTTGCGCGCCTGTGCGTGATTGTCGAGCGGCGGCACGCCAAGCTTGCGCAGCCGCGTCTGGATCGCGCGCATCGAGATTCCGAACTGCGCTGCCAGTGCTGTGGGTGAGTTGGTTTCCTGTAGCGCGTCGTGCAGTTGCTCGTCGGTGACTTTACGGACCGGCATCAGATGCCCTTGCCCGTCAGGGCTTTGATCTCGCGCACCATGCCGCGCGGAATCTCAGTCAGATGCGCGTGTGCGCCGTCTGCGAGCGTTGCAACGATCTGCACCCACTCTTTGTCGGCGTGGACGAGCCAGCCGACGGTTAGGCACATATGCATGGATTTGCCTTTAGGCGGCTGAGGGCGATCGCCCTCGGACCAGTGGGAATCGGCCGACATCGCGGCGTCAACCCAGCGGACCATGACGGGGCGCGGCTTTGTCGGCTTGCCCATCAGCGCGGCATGTCAGCGGGGATCGGCGGCAGCGGCGCAGGCACTGCCAGCAGCGACGCGGGCGGCTCGGGCAGCTTGCAGACGATTGGCGTAGACGCGCAGCCGGTTATAACGCCCGCGCATAAAAACGCATAAAGCACCCGTTTTGCGCACGCATATGCGATGCAACGCATTACTTGCCTCCCGTCGCGGAACGTATCCAGTCGCCTAGCCGCTGCACCTGGGCGCGGCACTCCGCATGCGCTGCCTGTGCGCCCGCAATCCACTCGGCCACCGCTGCCTCGCTGGTGCCCGCAGAGGGGCCTACAACGTCACGCGGCGGCTCGCCGGGGCGTTCCACTGTCTCGCGGATCGGCGAGGCGTTGAGCGCGGCGGTCACATTGCCCGACAGGCAGGCTTTTGTGCGGGATGCCTTATGTACGATGTAGCGGATTTTTTCGACATATTCGACTCGATATGTCGATTTGGCTAACTCAAGTTCAGCCGCTAGCCGCTCACCGTTTGCGCGCAACGTGTCGGCTTTGGCTTGCGCGTCGGCCACGATCTGCGCCTTCTCAAGCGCCCACTTGGCGGATGATGCGTCATAGCCGCGATGCCAGCCGTAGGCGTACAGTCCGCCGTGCGACAGGACGAGCAGCGCCACGCCGACGCCGTAGAGCGTCAGCCGATCTAGTCCAAACATGGAAGCCCCGCGAGTTATTGCGAAGTTAGGCGGTTTATGCCGCCGCGATAAATCAGACGACGATGAGCAGCGCGGCCATCAGCAGGCCAGCGGCGATGCCATAGCGGAACGAGCGCCACGACCAATCGGGCTTCGACGACTGGCCCGCGACGTACGCCTGCGCTATCAGCATCCGCACAGCGTCGGGGTTGTCTACTGGCCGATGCATTGCGCGTATTCCTTCTGTCGGCGGATGACTAGCCCGCGCAGTTGCACCCCGCCCGCGTAGGTCCAGCGAAGCAGCTCAGCGCACGCGCCCGCGTAGTCACCGCGCCGAAGTTTCTCTGCGAGCGTAGAGCGGCAGAACGCAGCGCCCCCTACGTTGTACGCAAACGATGCGAACGCAGAGAATTCGTACTCGTGCATTGGCACGGGCGCGCATCGCAAAACCGCTTGCGCGTGTTTGTCCGCGTCTGCTGCGAGTTTGGCAAGTGCACGCTCGGGCGTCGTCTTGTCCCCGCGCTGCACGGGCGTGCCGTCCTCGCGCGTCGTGCTGCCGAACCCGATTGTTTGCACGCCCACGCCGTCGTCATACGCCTGCGCGCGATACCCCTCATACCCCGCAATTGCTACTAGCCCCGCCGCTGACAAGGACAGCAGCAGGGGCGCAATACGCTCCCTCACTCTGCGGACTCAGACGGCCGTTTGCTGCGCGACATCCGTACCCATCTGTGCAACAGGAAGCCGATCTGTAGCAGGATGTACACGGCCGTCAGAATCAGAACAAATGAGTTCAAATCGGCCCCTAGCAGCGTTGGTGCAGCCACTGCGACGGCAGGCGAGGCGCGCATGGCTTGAGACACGGTTTCGGCCGCGAGGTCAGTGCGTTCGTGGAGGGATGCCATGTGGGTACGCTTTTGGGCTAGGCGTGGCTGTCACGCCCACAGGCGGCGTGGCATGATTGGCGGATGGAATTCAACCCGACGGTTCTCGGCTGGCTGGCTGGACTTGGCGCGCTGCTGTTCGTGCAATGGCTACGGGGACGAAAGTAGCCCGGTTGCCATTACTGCCGGCAGCAGCGCGCTACCCGTGAGCATTGGCGCAGGCTGACGCGGCGCGAGCAATCCGCCCGACACGTTCTGCGCGTTGCGCGTGCCGATGGACAATTGCAGCGATTGCAGCGGGTCAGCCACCAGGCCACGCCCGAGCGGCAGGAACCTTGAGATACCCGCGATCCCGTCAAGCGCGCGGCCCAAAACCATCGCGCCGGAATTGCTGTTGTTGACCGCCGAGCCGACCGGCTGGACTTGCATGTAGCTCGCAACCCTGCCCGCCGCTTCCATCTGCGCAATTTCCTCGCGCGAGAAAAAGGACGGCAGCTTGCGATCTAGCGCGCCTAGAGCCTTGTTGTATGCGCTTTGGCTGAACTTGCCCACCTCGTCGGATGCGCCGCTCAGCGCCTTTTCCTTTAGGTGTTCCACAATGGCCGAGCGCATAGACTGCGCCGCCTCGGGGTTGCGCTTCAGTTCGCGGGCAAGCGCCGACACATCGTCAGCCGATGCGCTCGGGGAAAGCACAAACTTCTGCACGAACTGATCGGGCGCTACGTCGTCCATTGTCGCCTTGATGCTCGGCGCGGACTCTTGCCAAGTGCGGCGCATGCGGGCCACTGAACGCGCCCTGTCGAACGCCTTCATTGCCTCGGCGGGCAGCGCGTCGGCCTGCTGCATCGCCGCCGCCTGCGCGCCAGTCGCCACCGCGTTGCCGCCAAACGCCGTTTTGATCGGTGCGCCTGCGGGCTGGACGCTTTCTAGCGCGTTGCGGACTTGCGCAATGGCGGAACGGGTGTTGCCGTCCTTGCTGCTGCGCGAGGCGGCTGCAAGCGTCGTTTTCAGGTTGTCAATCACATCCACGTTGAACGGGATGGGGTAGTCCTGCCCGCCAATGACAGCCTTGCCCTCGCGGATCTGACGTAGCAGGCCATCAATCTCAGCGGGCAAAAATGCACCCTTGTTCTGCTTGGCAAGGTTTTCGTATGCCGTGCGCAGGAACGCCTCGCGGTCTAGCGGGATGTCCCGGCCGGCCGCACCGCGCGCACGCTCATACAGCGTGTTTTCAACGGCGCTATACCGCGCGTCCTTGGCCCCAAGCGTGCCGATAGCGCGCTCGCCTGCGGTAAACGCATCGACCGGCTTGCCGCGCACCGTGTTGAGCGTGTCAATCAGCGTGCGATTGTTCTGATTCTCGATGCGCGGCAGGCCGTATAGCTCGTCCTGCCCGCTATTAGCCGCCATCTTGGACAGGTTCTTTTCCCGAGTGATCTGCACCGGGTCGAGCGTCACCATGCCGCGCGTCGGAGTCGCGCCAATCGTCTTGAAGTCAGCCAGCCGCCGCAGCGCCTCAGGGCTGATCTCGTCGCCCGCTTGCAGCGTCTTGGACAGTTCGTTGCGCAGCGAGAAGCGCACCGCTTTCGGCATCGCCTCCCAATCGACGCCTTGGTTCGTCAAGGCTTGCTGGATCTTGACGTCAATCTCTTGCGCGGTGAGTTTGGGCGTCATCAGACGCGCGCCAGCCTGCATCGTGCGATCGAGCGCACCAGGGGCCGCGCCACCGGCCACGGAGCCAAGCAGCGCAGCCGCAAACTCAGCGCCGGGACCGCCGCCCGCTTCCTTGACGGAGCCGCCCGCCATGCCGCCGCCGGCAGCGGACGACACTTGAACCGCAGGGGCTTGCGACAGGAACTGCCCGGCCTGTTGCATTGCACCGGGCGCACCCTGAGCAACCAGCCGCCCAATGCCCATGCCGCCACCGGCCCCGGCCATGAGCTCCGCAGTGCCGCCCGCCACGCGCTCGGTAGGCGTCTCGGGCGTCGGCAGGCCGATAAAGTCAGCCACGTTTTGCGCCGTCTTGCGCGCCGTCGGCACCGCTGCATCGCGGCCGGCCCCAATGCGCGCAAGGTTTATAGCGGACGCAATCGGGTCGGACAGCACGCCAACGGCACCGCCAAGCCCTTGGATGCCCGCGCGTGCGGTCAGCCCGAGCTGGCGCGGCACGCCCGTCAGGAACTCGCCCGCAATCTGCACGGCTTCCTTCTTGGGCTCGCCCGCCAGGACTTTGAGCCCGTCGGCGGACATCATGCGAAGGTCGCCGCGCTGAATCGCTTGCAGGTCCGAGTCGCTAAGTTTCGACAGATCCATGCTTACCGCCCGCGCCGTTGCAGTTCTTGCCGCGCCAGTTCTTGGAGGTTAAGCGGCATCCCGGCCGCGCTCGGCGCCTCGGGGATCGGAGTCGCCGTCTCGGGAACGCCCGCGTACCGGTTCTGAATCTGCCGAATGGTGTTCAGCGCCGCGCGTTTGGTTTCCGCCGGGATGGTCGGGTCGCCAATCTGCCCGGCCATCTGCCGATAAAGTTGCACATCGCGGTCGGACTGCGGGCCGCTCATCTTGGGCATCTTCGACACCAGCGCGCCTTCAAGGGCTTGCAGTTGCGCCGCACCCCGAGCGCCAGCCGTCGAACTGCCGAACGCCCGCGCTCCAATGTCTAGACCCGCGCCGAAAAAGCTACCCGTCGCGGTGTCAATGATCTTTTCTGCGTCCTTGATGAGACTCAGCGCCTCGGTAGCGTCCGCGACTTTCTGCTGCGGCGACGTGCCGCCTGCGCCCGATCCGCCGACAGGCACACCGGCAGCGTTCAGCACCGGACGCGCCTGCACCGGCCCCTCTGCGCTCGGGACTTTTGGCACAACGACAAGCCCCTCGGGCGTTTGCCGGTACTCAAAGCCACCGCCGCCGCCTTGCTGCGCCTTCTCATACGCAAACCGCTCGCGCTGCAACGCATTGGACGCCCACCCGCGCGCCGACGAATCTCGCTCCGCTGCCGACATGCCGATGGGAAGCGGGCCGGACTGCGTGTACGGGTTGACGGGCGTAAACGCATTCCCGGTGTTCAGCATCTCGCGCTTGACGGCTTGCGGGAGGGCGTCGCCAACCGGGCGGCCAAACTCGTCCAGCAGCAGCGTGCGCGGCATGCCGTCGGGGCCTGCAACCGTAGTCTCGCGCGAGACCTTCGACCGCCCCCAATCGCCCGCAGTCGCCGCCGCTTTGAGCGTGTCAAGCGGGATGCCAGCACGTGCCGCAGCAAGCGCAACCTCGGTCGTCATCGGCATTGGCTGATTGCGAAGCGCCGCATTGGCGTTGGTTGGAGCAAGCCCGCCGGTCTGCGCAACAACCGCGCCGTTGCCGCCGCCAAACATCTTCCAGAATTCATCTTGCCGGGCGCGCGCAGCCGCTTCCTCGTCGGCCTTCTGCTTGATGAGGGCCGCGCGTGATTTGCGCTCATCCGTCTGCGCGCCGTACTCGGCCATCTGTGCTTGCAGCAGTTGCTCTCGGAGCGCGTCCTGCTGCGCCTGGCGCTGCAACTGCTTGGCCTGTAGCGCGTTGGCGTTGAACGCATCCAAGCCAGCCGCCATCCCGCCGCCCATTGCACGCGGGCGCATCAGGGCCGTGCCGAGGCCAAGGAGCCCCTGCCCTATCGGGTCCGGGTTGTAGTCAAGCAGTCCCATCAGCGGCCCCCGAAAATGTTGCGATAGATCCCGGCGCCAGCAGCAGCGCCGCCAAGGCCCGCCATCCAGCTATTAGGCGCGGTCACGTTTTGGGTCTGCGTGTTGTTGGTCGTGCCGGTCGCGTTGCTGTTCGACGTGGAGCCGAACGCGGGATTGATCGCGTTGCCGTATGCCTGATTCGCCATAAAAGGCCGCTGGAACTGATCCGCGCCAAAGCCCGCGAGGTTGGTCGCGTTGTTTACGCCAAACGTGCCGAAGCCGAGCGAGCCACGGGACGCGGCATCTTGCGCCGCGCGCTCCGTGTTGTAGTTGCCCATGTACAGGTTCGACATCGTGGAGCCGAGCGCGTCCGCATAGTTGCGGTCCTGCATGCCGAGCGCCTGCCCGAATCCGCTCTTGGCCTGCACGCTGTTGCCGTCGTTGTTGTAGCCGCTGAACACGCCCGCGCGCGTGCCCGTGGCGTACGCATCGCCCATGCGCCGCCCAATGTTGCCCGCCACTTGGTCGAGGTACGGATTGCCGCCGAGTAGCCCGCCGCCGATCACGTTTGCCTGCTGCGCGCGGGCTTGGTTGACCAGCGAGTCACCCTGCGTCGCGTACTGGCTCAGAAGGCCACCAGCGGTGTCCAGGCTGGCATTGGTCGTTGGCGCGTTGGCGAGCTGCTGCGCGCGGCCGACGTAATCCTGCGCGTAGCCTTGCAGCCACGGGGCGAGGCTTTGCGAGTTGCTGCCGCTGGTGCTGCTGGTGCCGCTGGTGTTTTGCGTCGAGGTAATATCGCCGTTACCCGCGACGCCAGCGAGCGCGCCAAGGCCGGCCGCGCCAAGTGCGCCGAGTCCGCCGAGTCCGCCGCCGCCGGTTAGCGCGTTGCCGCCTTGCCGCAAGATGTCAGCCCACGAGCCGCCACCGGCGGGCGCGGCGCCGCCTAGGGCCTCGCCAAGCCCCGGAACGGCGCCAAACGCACCAGCCGCCGTGCCCGCAAGGCCGCCCGCACCCGACGCAAACCCGCCCGTACCGCCCAACAGCGCCGCCGCATCAATGCCGCCCGCCATTGTGCCCGCCGATCCCATTGCGCCGCCCGCGCCGCTGCCTAGAAACGTCGGCATGGACTCTAGGCCCGCGCCGAACGTAACGCCGCCAAGCCCGCCGCCGGCCGCGCCAGTGCTTGCCGCCGCGCCGCCCGCCGCCCCACCGCCGCCGAGCAGCGCCGGCAGGTATGCCGCGCCAACGCCGAGCCCAGCCATGCCGGCTAGGTACGGCGCGGCATTGCTAGCTGCGTTCTGCAACAGGTCGCCAAACGAACGCGGCGACTCAAACCCTAAATCCTGCACTCCCTGTTGGTTGACGTTCCACCGCTGAATTCCACCGCCGTCAAACGAGCCTTGCGTTACGGTAAATTGGCCGGTGTTCGCATCGTAAAACACGTTCCGCGCGCCCGGGTCTTTAGTGTAGTTGCCTTGTGCGTCCAGGTTGAAGTACGGGTCGCGCGTCCCTTCCGCGACAGGCTCGTACCCAGCAATATACGAACCGCCGCCCTCGCCAGTCGAAGCGTAGATCGGCGCACCAAGCGCGCCAGCATTCGACAATTGGCGCGGGTCCATGTACATGGACATCAACTGTTCGTATGTCATCTTTTATTCCGAATTATCACTGGCGCAATAATTACGCCGCACGAACCAAAGCGCCGGAAAAGTGCATGTAGTACGGCCCCGACGCATAGCCGAGCACTGGAGCCGCAGCAGTAGAAAACGCAAACACTTCGAAGTAATCCGAACTGCCGTTTGCGTTAACCGTAGCGCCGCCGCCGATCGTTCCTGAAGTAGCAATACGTCCAAATTCTTGGTAAATTGCACCGTTTTTATACAGGGCAACAAGAAACAGCCCGGCGCTTCCTGTGTAAATGGACGTATTTAATTGATAGTACCCGGCGACGTTTGGCGTAAACCTAGAAGACGCAAAGCAAGCATTTGTGTCAAAATACTCCGCGTTAAACGTGGCCTTTGTGTACGTGACTGACGCGATTGCTTGCGTTCCGCTGTTGTAAGCGCTAAACGCTGGCCCCGCAGCAGCAGGCGCAGCAAACGCAGACCACCCGGTATTAGACCCGCTCGACGCCTGCTTGACGTACAGGCTTGTCCCGGCCGCGCCATCTTTGCGCAAGTAAACAGAGCCAACGTTTGCGGCAATAACCGTTTCAGGCGATCCGTCGCCAACAAACATATAGCCGGCGGTCGCGTTAATCTCTTGCGCCATTTCGCGCAGCACACGCTGCGGCTCGGTCGGCAACTCGCCAATTCGGCCATCGACGTAGACGGGCGGCATTAGCGTTTCCCTGCCATTTGGGGGGCGACAGAAAACCCGGTCACTTCGTACATGTCGGTTTGGCTGAACTTCATGCGGTGCCAGCGCGCGGCGTGCGATACGTCGTATTTACCGCTAAAGCGCGCAACCGTTGCACCGATGGTCAAACTGTCATCCAAATCCATGCGGTATGAATGCGTCATGTCGGAAGACGTTGGCTTGCGCAAGAAGCGCATCCGCCCGCGCATCATGGCTGTAACTTGGTCGTCGTCGCCAACGTCGCCGGATGTCAACGAACTTGCGCCAGGCAGCGCGCAATGCGTCTGAAAGTTAAACGACGTAGCGTCAATGCACGCGACTGCGCCGGGCGTGTTCCATTCTATTGGAGACAAGATGAACTCGGAGTATTTGCCGACGACCGGAACGCTCTCAACCTCAACGCTGAACGCATAACAAGCGTTGTTCTGAAACGCGCCCCATCGGTCCGTGTCAACGTGGTACGCGATGCCAAGAAACGTACCATTGCCCGAGCCAGGTTTGGGCAAGTACCAGCGCACGCACCGTCGCACCGGGTCCCACACGCTTAGGACAACGTTTTGCCATCTTTTGATGATGGCCTTTGCGTACTCCCACGGCGCGCTTGCAATGCGCTCCGGGGCACCGCCCGAGTAGCGATAGAAACCGTCGTTGCCCATCCAGTACAGCGCGCCGTTGGCTTCGCACACGGCGTCATGCGCAGCAAGGCCGATCGACTTCGACAGCAGCGGAAACGACCATGTGTTTCCCGTCGGCCCGGTGTAGACGCCCCGATACATAGACGACGGCTTGAACGCAATCACCGTGTCCTGATACGGGATCAAGCGCGTGATCCCGCCGGACGTCGCTGTCAGTCGCCCTTGCGCCGCCTGCGTGGCAATGTCAGGCGTCCAGTCGGTGTGATCTTCCTGCGCGCTGCACCACCATCCATCAAGGTACGGCCACGAGCCCGTTAGAAACGAGGCGGCAATCACAAAGTTACGTTGTACGCATAGCGTGTTTGCTCTAGGCGCCCCGGCCAAATCCGAAAAGTTTGTCGTGGCTACGTTCGTCGTTGCTTGCATGGGGTTCAGCGCAGTCGTTGCGATTGCAACGTCCTTGAACTGCGCAAACCGCCATTCGTAACCCTCGTTAATCGAGGCGTACGGGGCCGCTCGGGACCGCAGCGTCAGCGTCGATGAATCCGCAAAATACAGGTTGTCTGCCGTACCGAACAGAAGCCCCGGGGCCAAGCCAAGCCGCGCAAAACTCGATGCCGAAAACACCCGCGACGGCAGCGTGAGCGTGTAGCGATAGCTGTTTGCAAGCGCGTAGTCTGGCGCATACCCGCGAACCGTAGGCAGCAGGTTTTCTACCTCTGCAATGATGCCCGGTTGCGTCGGGTCTGCGTCTGGCATCCATGCGAGCGGCTGAATGTTCGGCGTCATAGAGTAACCTTAGCAACTGGCGTCCACACAGCCGGCGCAGGATTGATCGTTACCCACTCGCCTTGCCCTTGTCCTACTGGTGGCACAACGACCCACCCTGAGTCAACCGGCCCAGGTACGATGATCGAGTTCTGCAGCAGTGGCGGGAACATGATTAGGTTCCATAATCATTGCCGGTCACGATGCCGCGCGTTGCGTTAACTAGAACGCGATGCGAACCGCCCGTGCCTTCTGACTCGCGAATTCCAACGTTGTTTGTCGTCGCGTTGACGTTTAAAGCAAGTCTATTTTGCGTGCTATTGTTTACTCTGATTCCATTGGAGCCAGCAAACACGTTATCGTTAATAATTGCGCGGTTGCCTTGAAAGAACGCACGGGTCGTGCCAGGAACATGATTACCAGACACTACTTGCCGCATGTGATTCCACTGTTTCGGTAAGTAGGCGACTGACTCCCATGGAATTTCTCCAGCCGGGATATTCAACGTGCCGAAAATCTCGCTATAAATTGGCCCGTAGTTGGCCTCCGAAGCATCTCGATGCTGATACGCAAAATTGCTTGCGATCGTGTTAAAACCGCTCCAACTAGTCGGCCGCCAAGAACCCGTGGTGCCTAGCACTGCATCTACAAGCGAAGTGACGCTTACTGGAGGGCGGTACGTTTGAACGGTGTTATCGGTGATGATGTTGTGCCACGCTGAGCCGTACAACCGAATTCCCCAACACCCCAAAATTGTACTATTTACCGTATTATTGCTAATAATGTTTCCGATGTACGGGAGCGTAATCAGGATCTTGGTTCCACTTGCGAGTCCGGTTGCGTCAAACCCTGCGCTTCGAGATACCGTAATGGTCGTGGCCGTGCATTCTTCAATGAGAGCGCATGTGCCAGCGTGCATGCCGCTAAGCACAATTGCCATAAACCCATTTGCCCAATTTGTCGTGGTCGACGCCGGCTCAACGCCAGAGACGGATACAGTTTCTTGAAGAGTAATGCGTGTCTGCGATGTGCTGATGTCTGTTGCCGACGATACGGTTCCAACCGGCAGCGCTCCGTTTTCGTTCCAATCGGCCGGAACATTAGCAGTGCAATCCAGCGAGATAGATTCTTCGCCAGCGTTATAAACATTGTTTCCGCTGATAACATTGCCGATGTTGACGTACGGATTGAATTTACGCTGCGACAGTGACCCAATACCAACAAACGTTTGATTCCTCGCTGTGTTGTTGACGATTGAACATCGCCTAAAGTTGTGGCCGTATATCCCCCATCCGCCACCGTCAACGGTGTTGCCGTCAACACGCACCCGCAATGCGCCGCGCAGCATTACCTGATGGTTTGCGTTAGCCGCCGCCTTGATGACGTTTCCTCGGATTGTCGCGTCCGACACAAACGTTTGAGTCGCGACGTCAGACAAGCACTGAATCGCGGTTGTGGATGCCCCTGTCGTAACAATTTCACAGCCGTCCACAACTTGACCAGACGTTCCTGCTGGCAGGTTGACGCATGATCCCGTGTAGCCAGTCCCGGACGCCGCGATCGTTACGCCGAGCAACCGAGCGCCGTTCTGCAGCGTGATTCCAGCGCTTGTCCCGGCTTGCAACACGATTCTTCCTGGGCCAAAAAGTTTTCGGCCTGCAGGAACGGTCACAAAGTTATCGAACCGCCAAGTGTAGTTGTCTGATATCCAGACGTCTCGACCGGCGTTTAACTCGGCTTGAACCGCAGCCGAAACGTCAGCGGCCCCAGAATTGCTACCGGTAGAAAACGGCATAGTCAGCGATATCCTAGATTGCAGATGACGTCTCCGGAATTTACTGCTCCGGATGCTCCGCTGATGGTCGTAGTTACTGCAATAACAATTCCGGCCGGAAACGAGATTCCATCTGGTGACCAAGACTTCGACCAGCCGGATTCCGGCAGCATTGGGTACGTCAGGTAGGGGCTTGTTGTGCCAACAATTATCGCGCCTGCGGATGCCGCGTTGTACAAGTGAAAAAATAGTTCCCCTGCGCCTCGGTTGAACAAGTCCAACGCACGAAGCTGCACTGCCGACGCAATGACTAGCGTGGCCGCATCGGTGATTGTGACGGACCTAAATGGTGAAAGCGGCTGCCCTTTTGCCGGAATTGGGTTGGCGTCGCTAACATGTGACGCCGTTCCAGGCGCACCAATCATTACCTTTACGTCGGTTGTCTCAATGCCAACAACCGCTTCTGTCGACGAGAAAGTTTTATTCCCAGTTGCGGTTGTAATTACAAAATTGGCCATGTCATCAACCGCGGGTGATATTGTAAGTGTAGGTTGATTCCGGGATATCCGTTCCTACTGCGGAAACGATTCCGGTTGCATGAACCTTTTTCTTCCGAAGCAATGCCATGCCCTCGTCGTATAGCGGCTTTATTCTCGCAAGCCTGTCGTCGTCATGCAGCCACGCGCGAGCAAACAGCAACGCTCCCCATAGGTATAGATCCGGGTGCTCGTCAAGAAGCCAGTTTGTACTCGTGTCGCCAGAAAAGTCTGGAAGACTTTCGTACGTTAGAATCGTCACCGTCAGCGGGTTTGCAATAGTCGGAGCGGGAAGAAACCGAAATTGCGATTGTTCGATTGTGTAAATCTGCGGTTCTGGTTTTTTCTCTTGGGAAACGTACGAGGAAAATTGCGGCCTGCCCACGTATCGCAGTTCTTTT